TGGTGGGAGTGACGTCTTTGAGCCAGACAGGCTCATCGTGCATCCAGGGAAGGAGACCTATCTTGCCGACCTCGCTACAACCCTTGGAGATCCTCCGCAGTACAGTGCCAGCACCAAAACAATTGAAGGCACAATCAAGCGATGGGGCTACAAGCTCGGACTACGAAGAATCTTATCGGATGCTCGTTGGGACGAAGTCGGAAGAATTAAGTGCAATGGCAAGGCCACGGCGGGTATCGCCTTGGAGGGACTCGGCTATACCCGTGCGCAGTGCTCGGAATCCATTAAACAACTGGCAGGACATGTCGCAGCTTTAAGTAAGAGTACAATACTTGGGGGGGCGGGTTTGTGGCAACTGGGTGGCAGGGCTAAGCGTACAACACCAGGCAATGGAGACGTGCTGCGATCACGCGCAATTATCTTCAATGATGGTGTCAACGCAGCTGTAAGTAGTACCATATCACAAGGCGTGGGGGAGGTGTTCAAGCATGGGCACGGTGACATTAAGATTGGTCATCGTGCGCAGCAGGGGGCGTCGTCCGATGCCCGTCAGTCTGAGGATAATGAAATCGAGTTTGAAATAGACCATAAGCGCTTTGGCTTCCGGCTCGCAGAACCCCTTCTTGTTGACGCGTTTGGCATCATCCGTTCCATGCTACCACCCGGGGAAGAGTGGGATTACCGCATTCTGCATGAGATGGCACATAATATAATTAAGACCATAATACTACCGGGGGGCTGGGTATACAGGGCGACTTTTGGGAATTGGAGCGGTCCTTGGACTAGCATTCTTGACAGTATTTGTAACTGGCTTGCGACATGTAGCTCGCTTGACTATTACAAAGTGCAGCCTGCAAATGTTGACCTATGGATATACGGTGATGATACGTTAATTGGTTTCAAACGTGGTAAGCGACCACTCAACTTGACACCACCCGATGTACAGCGTATCCTAAGGGACAAATTTGGCATATATGCAGGTGAGTGGAGTTTGGGTAATTTGTCGTCGTATGGCAACCTACCAGGCGCTACCTTCCTTGGCTGCTGGAACCGGAACGGAATGCATGGACGCCCTCTATCCAAGTGGCTTGATGTATCAATGCTACCGGAACGTAGGCAAGACACCCTGCGGCAGCAAAGTAAGCGTGTTAAGTATCTCACGCATGCTGCTGTGGCTACGCGTGACAATGAAGAATACTTTACTAGCTACTTCACATTTATCAATGACAAAGTGCCCGCAGTGGCCAAACTATCATCCGATGCACTCAGGCAATACCTGAGTGACTTATTCATCCAGTCCCATGCTAACTTTAGCTCGGGGGGGGTGGATTGGCGAGACTGGGAGTATGGTGCTAGCACGAAGTTGTGTGATTTGATGTC